TGACAACCCCTCTCCACTACTGTTGAGCAAACAGTTGGTGGAGAGAGACCCATCTGTCCTGCATCCTGAGGACAGGCCTCTGCTGCACTCCGCTACGCCAATGAATAAACGGCGAGGGAGATTCAGTGAAAAACTGAAACACAGCAGAGTCGTCATTCACTTGGGTTCGCAGCTGTCGACTCAAAAGAGTTGGCAGACGAACCTGCTCGCACATTAGGTCATTGTTCCACCGGGTCCTGAAACCCGATAGATCAGTGGTCGTGCGCGAGTACAGTGATATGACACCAGACTCGGCTTTGACGATGGGGAGTCTCCTCCTTCTCGTCAGGGTCTGCGCGATGTAACTTGCAGTGTGCATAAGGAACCTCTCGACGAGGTTCTTGTGCACAGCTTGGGTCATCGCTACCGAGTCCGGTTTGCCAGTGCAGAGGCCCTTCCAATAGACAGGTGTCACAACCTGTCCGCGGAAGGCGTCGACGCCGCAACTCTCTCGAAACCTGCCGGTAACGAAAGACTTGTTGGCGTTGAGCTTGAAGTGTAAACACCTCAATGCCCTTGCACAAAGCTCCCAGGAGTCGACGGGAACGACGATGTCGTCTCCGAAGACGGCCACCTGGCCAGCCAGAGTACCTATGTTCCTGCTTGAGATCTTCAGGGATCTAGTGGTAATGACGGAAGTCAGAGCCACACACAGGAACAAGAGAGACTCAACTGGAAAGGTAACGGCGCTACCCATTGTTGCGAACTTGCGCAACATGTGAACCTCCCCAGAAGGGAGGACCACAGAACGGGTGCGACAGGCAGCGAGGCACGCTAACAAGTGAGGATTCACTTGGAAGAGGGCTTCGACCGCCTTGGGCGTGACGCAATCTGACGCACTTGACAAGTCAAGTGTAGCCAGATCGCCGCTCCAAGAACCGCGTAGACAGAGGTCCTGGTTGACAGTCTGATCGCGAAAGCGACAGAATTCGTCGATCCAGGTGCCTCTAGCCTGAGAACAAAAGTAGTGCCAGAGATTTTGCTGGCACCATTGATGCTCCGATGGCTCTGCGGCGATAAGCCGAGGTCTAACGTAAGTTTTTGGAACGCTGATGAGACGCGATGATGGATCGTAAGAGCCAACCTCGCTATCATCAGCACACCCAGCCCAACTGCTGAAGTTGTGGTAACCACAGTCAGCAATAGGGAATTGTCGCTCCAGTCGGTCACTCCAGTTCCTCCAAAGATACTTATTGGTGGGACCGGTGACCTCTGAAATAGCGCCTGGGCCGTGTCTGTGCTTCCACTCCTCTGGGTGATAAGCCCCGAGTGTGGAGGCGAGGATACCTGAAACGGTGTCCAGGTTCCCCAGGAACTCGTACAACTCAGGATCGCGGTCCCCAAACGAGCGAAAGCTCGTAGAGGGAACCTGATCTAACGAACCTGAGTCACCAGACCAGAAATCGGAGATCTCTGGTAAGGAATTGTCGAGCTCGACGAACTCAAGGATCTCACGATCCTTGGCTCGTTGAGGACACTCTATCTCGGTCTTCTTAGCGAAGCAGAGGATCTGCCTCAAGAAGAAGATAGCCTCGATAGAAGCGTCTTCCAACAGACTTCCTTTCTCATCGAATACGAGTAGGTAGAGTCCCCGGAGTAAAACCGGGATCACTACCCGACCCGAGACAGCCCTTGTACAGGGAAGTCCGGATCGTTTGTACTCACCCGCCGACAAGCACTGATCAAGGTGTTTGCCGGCAGCAGGGAGGTCTACCACGAAGAAGTGGAGACCTCTACTGTCGATGAGACTGCGAAGGCGTAGGAGATCTCTCTCAAACTCCTTGCGCAGGGTTGGGAATGTGTAACAAGCATCCCTCACAAGATGCTCTAACACACTGCTCAGCTCCTTGACGTACCGCTTAGACATAGGATCACTCCAATTGTCGTACGCGATGCGTTGAGGAACCCCAGCGCCAGTAGGGTCACCCCTAGTTGGCATGGCAGCCTTACGACTGCCAACCGTTCATTGCCGCCGCGTTTGCGTAGGAGCTGGCCGAAAGCCAATCCGCCGCAGACAGGTACAAGACGCTGTTGATCTGTGAGGCGGGCGCCTCAAGAACAACATACGACTTACGGCTGAATTCAGGAACAACCCCCGCAGCGAAGATGGTCTCTGTGAACTCGACGTTGTGACGATCGAGTCCAAGAGGATTCTTTGCCGAGGGGGCAGTCCGGGTGTGTCGAACACGGAGTCGATACTCCGCCAACGATTCCCGGAGATAGTACTCGGAAGAGTACTTGTCCTGATTGATCTTCGCAAGGGACTTAGCGCCCGAAGTGAAGGTCACGGTCTGTGGATCTGCAAGCATCTGGAGCTCCTGGCTAAATGATGGTTCTACGTGGTATACGTCCGGGCCGCCCGGCCCGGAACCACTTCAGAGCCAACAGAGAAGCCAGGACAGACCATTTCCCGCTGTCAAACAGCGGGAGGTAGGAGGGTACGAAAGGGAACAATGGGGTGGATGGCCACCGTTCCTTCCGTACGTGGCGCTCTTTAAACTCACCGGAAAGTGAGAAGTCAAGAGACCACAGGCCATCTTCAACTGTGAACATCGACTCTACAGTCGAAGTCCGCATGATGCAGATGTTCCCCCAGGTCATCGGGATGGCGTTGTTGGTGGCACGAATGACAGTGCCAATACCAGCAAACCAATCGATGAACCAGCTCCATGGTGTGAGTTCCCACAGAGTAGCCAGCGCGGCTTGACTGTTGATACCCAGGAGCGTAAGCTCCCTAAACCGGCCCCCTTCGGGGCCGAGAGGGATATCAAAGTCCGGTGATTTTATCCATTTCACCGACCCCCAGATCCGATGGGACCTGAGGGAAGCGCGTTCCGCAAAGATCACGGACCCGGTGCTAGAGCTGTCGATGATAAGTCGATCATGCTCGTTGCCCGGGTGAGGATATTGCGGGGCTAAAGGATGCCTCTTGCTGAGGTACTTCTGCTGGGACAAGATGGACAAATCGAGCTCTAGAGCACGCATGCTCTCAGAGAGATTGTACAACTTGCCCAGGTCACTCAGGAGGGGCCGGACGGCCCAACGCCAGGATAGGTGGCCCTTGGCCACTTGGCGTAGGATATTGTCCCCCCAACCTCTCACGAGTGAAGGAATGTCCTTGAGCTCACCAATAAAGGTCGGTACCGAGACGATCGGTACTGAGATATTGGTGTTCCCAAGAAGCTCCCAGGCGTAATTACTGCGTTCGAGTGGATCGAACTCAGGAAAGACAGTCCTGGGATCCACCGGGGTGGGCACATAGTCAATCGGCCAGTTCTCGAGCTTGCGCACGAGAGTGCCCGACGACCATTGCTCACCAGTGAGCCGAGGCCTGGAAACGTGTGTTTCGTCAAGCTGGAGGGCGTTAACGCCATTCCAGTTGCCGACCACATCGTCACAAGCCTTGACCTCACCCTCAGCGACAATGCGAACCGATGTCTGCGGACTCGCCAGGTAATAGAACTTACTACCTGACGAAGTCGTACGACGATCGAGGTCGCGATGTCTAGCTTGAGGCACGGTGAAGATTCCTGAAGTACTCAACTCCTAGGGGCCCTCAAAAGAGAAACGAGAAATCTCGTGCAGGCCTGAGACAAT